TCCGCTTGCGTCGTTAAAGCCGCCACACAGGCGAGCAGCGCCGTTGCGGTCGTCTTGTCGACCTTAGCGAGCAGTCCGACCGGACCCTGCGCCCGATGCTGCCTAACTGCTTGCTCGGCGGCGTCAGCAGCGATGGCTAGCGTGTCGTCACTCATATCCGGCCCGCTGGGCTGCGTCTTAGCGCGTCGCCGCTGTAACTGCGGCCTCGATGCCCGACTCGAGCAGCGCACGCACCAGGGCGAGGATTTGCCGGTCACACTTGCACCCGGTCGCATTCTCGGCGGCGTCCGCGACCATGCCGACGGCAGCGCCCGCAGCACCCTTGCCCGCGTCGAGCAGGGCCCGCTCGTCTTGCGACAGCTCGCGCTCGTCGTCGTCGTCGTCCACGTCGACTGGGTCGGGCTGGATGTGCGGCGCCATGGTCCGCGCGAGCTCCTGCGGCATGCCCGACGCCTTGAGGCGACGCATGCCCTCGGCCCGCGCAATGGCAAACCGGCGACGACCGGCAAGGTGCGGCGCCTTATCGGCGGCGAAGTCGACGACCTCGGCAGCCGTGCGGGCGATGGTCTTTCGCTCAGTCTTGGGAAGGCGCATCGGTCTTGCTCTCCATCTGTCCGTCAACGTAGGACTGGCCGAACAGGTAGCTGCCGATAATGGCTGCGCTCGCCTGGTAGGCCTTCTCCGCGTCAATCTCGCCCGTGATGGCTTGAAACACGTACGGCGCCAGCGCGCCGAGCAGCGCCAGCCAAAACTTGCGGCTGCGTAGCTTTTCCATTTAGTCCTCTCCCGCCATGGCGTCGCGCACGCGCTGCCGGATGGCATCTAGGTCGACGAGCCCGCCGGGGCACTCCGTCGCGGCGCCCTCGAGCTCCCGGTGTCCCACGATGTCGTCGGGGCCCAGCCGCAGCGTCAAACAAAACGCAACGAGCCAGCCGTGGAGCAGGTCGAGCGCGGCCTTGCTGGGCGGCTCAATGCTGTGATTTGCCACAAGGCAGACGCCCATGGTGTGCGAGTTGTGCCCCTTTGCGTGCGCTCCGCGCTCCCAGGGCTCCCAGCGCTCGTCGAGGTTGTGCGCGCGCCCGATGTGCATCTGCGGCCCGACCGGGCTGTCAGGCGCGTCGGTCAGTAGCCAGTGGTAGCCGATGTCGCGCCAGCCCTTTTCCATGTGCCAGCGCTTGATGTCCTCGACCGTCGTCGACCTGGGCGCCGCTGCGTGGTGCAGCACGATTTTCGTGACTCTTGCCTCGGTCATTCGCCCGGCTCCGGCTCCGGCTCTTGCGCCGCGTCGTTGTCGGCCTCGGCCTGAACGTCGCCCAGGATGGCGCCGCGAAGCTCGGCAGCGCTGACGCCTGCTAGGCCCATCGCGACGATGATGATGGCGTATTGCACGAGCTTCTGGCTAAACACCTCGCTCACGACGTCGGGCCACGACCGCGCCGATATTGGCGCAGGTTGCTCGACAGTCACAATGCGCCGCAGCTCGTCGAGCCTTGCGTCGACCTCCGCGCGCAGGTTGGCAACGCTCCGCGTCGTCGCGTCGACGTCGGCCCGTAGGCTGCGCGTCTCGGCAAGCGTCTCGCGTACCAGGCCGATGAGCTCGTCAGACATGGCGCTACGGCAGCCACTCGCGGCAGATAACCAGCGCTGCCGCTTTCTGGTCTGCGCTCGGCTCTGGGCCCTCGGGATGGGGCGCAATGACCCACCCCGCGTCAGGGTCGGACACGTTTACCTTGACGCCGTCGATTGTGACGGTGCCGCCCGATGCCGGGTCGATGTCCCAGCCACCACAGCGCGCCATTGCTTGCGAAAGAGTCATCACAGCCCCGTAATCTTGCCGCAGCGCCAGCCCTTGACCGTCTGCGTGGTCTGCCCTGAGGTCGTGTTATGCCAAACGCAGAATCCCCAAGACGCGTTGCCGGGCGTCCACTTCGTCGCGGTTAGGTTCCTGAAGCCTCCGGCAGGAGGCTGGAGCTCGTAGCCGATTGTCTTGTTATCAATCGGGGTAAACGTGTCTGGGTCCGGCCACGAGCCCGGCCACGCGACCATGCGCCAGCGAATTGCACCCCACTGCCCGACGATTATCTCCATCAGGATGTCAGACGGCACGGTGATGGTATTGGAGACATACGAAAGCGTGCCGTTGTTGATGTACTGCGCCGACCCGTTGCTGGTGCCGTAAAACATCTGCTCGTAGTCGGTCGGCGTCAGATTCTCCGCGAGGGTGATGCCGCACCCCTGATAGGTCGCCGTCGTGCCGTTGAGCCGCGCTTGGAACCACAATTGGTCCGAGTACTGGTCCCACGAGCCGCCGACGCTGGCCTGAATGTCAGCGAGCAGCATCGTTGCGAGATACGAATTGTTGTACGGCAAGGACCTATGACCCGCCGCCGTCCGCATCACCAGCCCGGTCGACCCGTCAAGCTCGACCAAGTCGGTGCCGACGTCGTTGTGCGACGTCATCACGACGCCGTTGACCGTCTGCGGGTCCGTCGTCTTCCAGTCGGCTGCTGGAAGCGCAGCCGCGTCGGTGCAGTCCCATGTCACTGAGAAGGTCGACGCGGCAGCAGCCGCCGGCTTGAGATTGAGGAAGCCGGACACGTCAGTTGGCAATCATGTGAATGTCGACGGTGCCGGAGTCGGCCTTAAACCGGAACGAGTAATCCTTCGCATCGTTGACCACGAGCGCGAACGGGTTGCTATCCGCTGCGACCTCGAGCTCGACGACGCTGCTGCTGCCGCCCTGGCCGGTGATGTTCATTTCGACGACGTAGGCGGCGCCGGTCTCTTCCCAGAAGACGACCTCGCTGTCAGCGTGCATCACGTAATCGTCGACGTAGCTGGTACCCAGGGACGCCGCCTCGTAGGAGCCGGCTACATTCACAGTGGCCATCCGTCAGCCCTCCAATGTGCGCGCAGTCTACAGGCGCGCGTCGGTTACTGCGCCGCAATCTCCCGAAGGTGCAGCGCGTAAAACTCGCCAGCGTCTGCCGGCTTGTGAAGTACAAAGAACAAAGCCGACTCGATGCTGAGCTCGGCGTCAGTCAGCTCGACAACGTCGCCGGGCTCTAGATGCGCGCCAATGTCAGGCGGCACTTGATACCCGATATGCCGAGCCTGTACCGCAATCCGGCGCGCGCGCTCCCGCACGATGCGACCGGCGGTCGCCTGGTCCCATATCACGTCAGAGGCAAACTCAAGCACCTCCTCGCCATACGCGCGAAAGGAACGCTTGCAGATAGCAAACGGCTCGGCGTCGTCGTCGGTGGCAAGGGTAAGCGGGTTGCCCGCGACCGTCGCGCGGAACACCGTCCCCCCGGTGCGGTCGCTGGGGCCGTACGCAAAGCGCAGCGTGTTGCGCACCTCCTCGCGCCCGCTGTAGCCGACCTCTCCGATGCGGACGGCATTGTCGCCGCCAACAAGCACGGCGACCACGTCGGCCGATGTTGCGTCGTACTTCCAATGAACGAACCGCAGGCCGTAGTCAGTGACCATCGCCGACAGCGGCAGGATGGGGAGTAGGTGCTGCTGTATCCACTCCCACAGGTCGATGCGCTTGTCAGGCTCTGCGACTAGCCGACAGTCGATTTCGTAGCGGTTAAGCAGCGGCAGCAGCGCAGCCACGTTGCCGTGGTCGTAGTCGATGCTCGTGCGGTCTAGCGCCCAGCGCAGCACGTCGCCGGCACCCTTGACGTGCTCGCCCCGGATAGCGACGCCGCCGTCGCCGGTCCAGCGAACGAAGTAGCCGGCATTCTTGCCCCGGTCTGCGCCGCCGAAGCTCGTGCCGGCGTGCTGTAGGTCGACGTAGCTGATAGTTCGCCCGTAAATGTCGGTGTCCTCGAGCACGGGAAACAGGTCACTAGCTCCGGTTTCGCCGTTTTCGACGACAACCTGCGTCGCTCCGACTTCATGCCCTGCGATGAGCAGGTGGTCGACGTTGCCGCCGCTGGTCAGCTCCCAAACAAGCCCGCTGCTGCCGTAGGCGTCCTGGGCGAGCGACGAGCCAGGGGCGCCGATAATCCAGGGGTAATACTCGCCAGGATTCACGGCGCTGTCTTTCATGCGCGCATTAGCAGGCGGCCAGAGCTTGCGATTGCGCAGCCGGTCGTCGATGAGCTGGCAAGTCACAGGCACGTCGCGCGGCCCGTACTCGACCGCCGACACGTAGCCATCAACGACGCGCTCGCGCTTAGTGCTGCCCTCAAGCCACAGCCAAAGC